AAGGTTGTTGCTTTTGGAGTCCTTGTGTCGAATTTCACCAATGAGTTTATTCATATCCGTGTTTAGTTTTTTCTTTAAGTACCGATTGAACTTCTGAATGAATGCTTTTGACTGAGCCGTTCTATCAACGAAAAGCGAAGCGTTCTTAACTCGGCTCTGAGCTCTGAGGAATAACTGGTCAGTTACCAACATATATAAACTCTCTTCCGGATTACTTGGTTCACGCTGTACCAATCTTTCTTTGTCAATGACTATCGTTCGATACCGAAAGTCAAACTTAGACAGCTTATTAAGAAACACCGTTTTATACTTATTCGATGTGCCTGTGCTAAATTTAAACTCTTTGCTCTCGGGAAATTTAAGTTCCTTGTGCAGTTCATTGATAGCATCATTGGCTTTCGCTGCGCTTTCAAGATTATCAAAAATAACAATCGTTAATACAAAGTACCTACTGGAGGCAGTTTTCAGCTTAAATCCAGTATCACCGGACTCGTCCATAAAGATGAGCATTGCTAGTGGCATAAGCCCCCCTTTAAAACAACACTCATTCCATACTGAGTAAAATCCTCTGGAACAGAAAAGAAGTCGGCGATCTCTGCAATCGTAAGATGCTTAACTTTTTTGAGTTCCTTGTTTAGCATGAGAAGTTCTGCTGCAAAACATTGAGCTTCGTGCTCTTGCTTAAAGGCTGTAAATTGGTCCCGACGTTCAAAGTAAAGATGATTCCCCTGATGTAAAAAATGGTGTCCTAAAGCATGTGCAATTAACTCGCGCCGTTTTTGGGGATCCTCATTTTTATTTATTCCGATACTGTCTCCTAAATAGACTTCCTTTACTCTTCCATGAAATGACCACTCGTCAAGGATCAACCCCTCACCATCAATAATTGTCTGTAAATTAATTGGGGCAGTAGTCAGGTTATACTTTCGTAAAACCTGCCTAGCCCTTTTTTGGGCTTTTATCATATTTTTTATTTCTTCTGGACTTCACATACTCGATGTAATCCAGAACAGTTTGTCTTTCACGAACAGTCATATCCTGGACTTCTTTTAACATTAAGGTGAATGCAGCGTCCTCTTTTATTTTTTTGCTTGTTTTATCCAAATACCCAGCCTTGTTTAGCAACAATTCGTAAGGAATGTTGTACGCCTCAGCCAATCCTTTGAGCTTAAAAGGAGAAGGATGAAGATATTTACCTGACTCTAAGTTAGAGAGATAACCGCGTGAGATAGCAGCTTGAGGCTCCAGCTTTTCCTCAGAGATAGCTTGGTTTATTAAGTCGATAACAACACGAATGGTATACCCCTTAGCTTCTCTAACAGAGCTGAGATACTCCCAAACGGTAGTAAAGTCGTCTGGCCCCTGGAGTGTTGTTTTAGTTACAGATGTATTTTTCATAGTTTAAAAAGTACCGGCTAATTTATTGTAGCAAATAATGTAAGAAAACTCTTACTAATCATACTATAATGAGAATAGTTTACACAAATGAACATAAATCATCATAAAGTTTATTGAGGTAAATTACAAGAATCTGTACTTTATTATTAAAGATGACAACTACTGCCCACAAAAAAACAATCTACATCAATAAAGACAAGAGAGTTCATAGTGAGCTCTTTGACGAAATTAGACTTACTAAAGGACTTTCAAGATTTAAGTTGGCCATAGACGTTGAGCTCTCCCCCCAAACAGTTAGGCGGGTGTTAGTTATTGGTGGTGACCCGCGACCTTCGACTGTCAAAAAAGTCGGCGATTACTTAGGTATTCCAGCTGAAAAGTGGTACATCGTGAGAGAGCCACTGGATACAACTGATATTCCTGAAAAGAATGCTGTCTAGCAAAAAACAGTAATGCCTATGAAAAGTTGCACGAAAACCAAACATGAGCAAAGTAACAAGACTCAACTATACAACTATAAATCACGATGCCAGGGTGAGACTTGGCTTAACTATTAACGAGTATTGTGTGTTTGACTTAATTCACAACTTAGCCACTAACCCCAAGAATACCCAGATGGGTTGGTGTTATGCAAGAAAAGAAACGCTGGCCGGCTATCTAGATTTAGGTAGAGCAACTGTTTTTAGAGCTATAAACAAAGGCCTTTCACTCAGACTCCTAGAAAAACATCCTGATCAACCAGCACTCATAAAAGCAACCAGTAGTTGGTTCGATGAAGTGATGATTAAAACAGAGTCTCAAAATGAGACTGCCAGTATCAAACCGAGATACGATTCGTATCAAAATGAGACTTTTCCGCGTCTCAAATTGAGAGCAAACAAAGATATAGACAAAGAAAATGACAATAGTACTGGAAGTCATAAAAATTTAAGAAACGGACTCGCTTCGATTGGAGAAATAGTTGAGCAGCGTGAACCTCTCAAAAGCAAGAACGATGGAATCAAGTATGAATGGCAAGTCGATGCCATACGACTTTGGGACGAACTTGGATTGATGGGAAAGCCGAGCCGACAATTCTTCAGTCACATTAAGAAGGCTTTCCTTAATAACGAAGAAAGCAGGTTAGCGATAGCGCTGTCGTACTGCAAGGATGCTGTCGGAGTTCGAAGCAAAGAACAACTGTTCTACTGGAGGTGTGCAAACGATTAAATATGAGAAAACTTATATTCATACTACTAGCTTTTCTTTGTTTCTCTCTCACTGCATTGGTGTTATTTGCCAGGAACCAAAATCGGGATGTTGAATTGATATCACCTGTTCCTGAACAGACAACATCACCAACTCCTAGTATGGAAGAAGATTCCGCTGCCAGTTACAGAGTTCAAGCAATCAAAGATTTGCTTAGCGAATTTAGTAGCCCCTTAAAGGACAAGAGCTCTGTTTTCGTTAGTTGTGCTGATGAACATAATGTTAACCCTTATTTATTAGTCGGTATCAGCAAAGTCGAAAGTACTTTCGGGAAAAATGCCTGTGAAGGAAACCCCTTTGGTTGGAGCAGTTGTAAAACGCCTTTTCAAACTTTTGATTCTTCCTGTCAGGCAGTTGCCAAGGGAATAGCAACCCTATCTTACTACGAGCAGTACCGAAGCACTGGTCGTATTCAAGATTTAGGGAAAACATACTGCCCCTCTTCATCAGGTTGTGATACTGACAATTGGGCTAACACAGTTAGCACTGTCGTGACAGAGCTTGAAGAAAAAGAGCTGGTTCTGTCTCTTGAAGAGCTTGCAACGCTAACGCCGACAAACAAATCTATCAAGGAACTGGAAGTAAACAAACAGGTACTAAAATCCCACTCGACCAGAGCAACTGGAACAGCTCTCGAAATAATCGAAATTTTAATCAGAGCTAACGAGAGGGCTCTGTATAAAACACAACATGAATCATGAAATTTATAGATTTATTTGCCGGCATTGGAGGTTTTAGATATGGGCTACAAAAAGTGGAAATTGAATCCGAAAGTAGCTCCGACCATGAGAGCGGAGCATCACAACACGGCCAGCGTGCATTTCATTGCGTCTGGTCCAACGAATGGGACAAATATGCCAACCAAATCTACACCAAGCACTTCGGAGAATGCGACTCCAGAGACATCAGAACTGTCGACACAAAAGACATCCCAGACCACGATCTCCTCTGTGCTGGCTTTCCTTGTCAATCATTTAGTATCGCAGGAAAAAGATTGGGATTTGAAGACACCAGAGGGACGATGTTTTTTGAAATCGCTCGGATTATCCGAGACAAAAGACCCCGATATTTTCTCCTTGAAAATGTTAAGGGGTTACTTAGTCATGACGAAGGAAAAACTTTCCAGACAATACTTGGGGTTCTCTCCGACCTGGGGTATGAGTATCAATGGCAAGTTCTTAACAGCAAAAATTTTGGAGTTCCACAAAACAGGGAGAGAGTGTTCATTGTCGGACATCTTAGAGAAACGAGTCGACCAGAAGTACTTCCTATCGGCGAAAGCTACTCAATTTCTCATCAGACGAAGTATGCAGAACAAGCAGGAAGGTCGAGGATTTCGAGCACGATTGATGCCCGTTATGGATCCCTCCGGAACTCCGGAGAAACCTATCTCCACTACATCGGAGGCATTAAAGGAAAACGAGATATGTGGTTAAAAGACAATAAACAAAACAGTCGAAACTTTAGTCAGGGCCAGAGGGTCTACTCATCCGATGGTATAGCTTCAACCATAGCTGGGAATGCCGGTGGTTTAGGTGGAAAGACGGGTTTGTATGCAATTCCGGTATTAACTCCAGATCGAATGGAAAAACGACAAAACGGCCGAAGATTTAAAAACGATGGCGATCCAGCCTTTACTCTGACCAGTCAAGACAAACACGGCGTGTATGACGGCTTAAGCATTCGTCGCTTAACTCCTGTTGAGTGTGAGCGACTGCAAGGCTTTCCGGACAACTGGACTGAAGGAATTAGCGACACTCAAAGGTACAAATGTTTAGGAAACGCAGTAACCACCCTGGTCATCGCAGAAATAGGTCGAAAACTTATTCAAACAAAGGAGGTGAACCAAATATGAAACCAGGATTAAAAGATAAAAACCCTAAAAATCCAAAGTATCACTTTGAAGGAACCAAACAAAGTGAATCAGGTAAAACGATTTACATGGTTTTGGAGTTGAAGACAGGAAAAACTCTTGAGTGGTCAGAGGAAACATTCAATAAAAATAAATCGAAAGTTGAATATTAAACATATGATCAAAACCAGATCCGAACTATTAAACGAGATTTATAACAGCGTCCATGAGGAAGTCCTCAGGATGGAAATTGCCATCGAAACGCTAACAGACATTGATGATGACACAGTAATTGAGACTGTGGTCAGGCGATCTCCTCTAGGAACCAGAGAAGAAAACCTGACAAAGAAAGATGTGATTGCTAAATACACTAAAGACATCGAGAAGCGGGAAAAGGTACTGAAAGTTATTAAAAAATTATTAAACAAAAATGAATGAGAAAGAAATGTACAAGTTTATTCCTCTTCTCCCTCAGGACGGGATTAAATTGCGATGGTATGAAATTCTCACTCTCAAAGTAAAGGTAAGTATTAAAAAATTATTAAATCTATGGAAAACAAAACATACCCAACAATAGCAATAAGCTTACTGAGATTTGCGGAATATAATCCTCGCAAAGTAACCAGGAGTGTGATTGAACAACTAAAGCGCTCACTTGAGGAATTTGGCTGTCCGGTCCCAATAGTCATTAACACTCATAAGGGCAGAGAAAACGTCGTTGTGGGTGGCGAAAAAAGAGTACGGGCCGCAACGGAGCTGGGTTGGACAGAGATCCCTTACAGTTCCGTTGATATTCCACTACAAAAGGAAAAAGCCCTAAACCTCGCTCTCAACAAGATTGAGGATCAATGGGATGAAGAAAAACTCGCTCAGATAATTACTGACTTAACTCAGTCAGATTTTGATATCTCCCTCACGGGTTTTAACGAAGTAGAAGTAAGCAACCTCTTGGACACAACAATGCTTCTGGAACAGGAAGAAGAAAAGCATTGGGACACTGAAGAAGAAATAAAAAACATCACTGAACCAATATCAAAGTACGGCGAGGTTTATCAGATCGGTCCCCATCGGCTGATGTGCGGCGACTCCACCAACGCAGTAGACGTTAAAAAACTCATGGGAGAAAAACTGGCAGACATGGTATTTACAGACCCTCCTTACAATGTGGCTCACACAAGTAAAGAAAAACAAGGGAAGTTTCATACGGAAAAAGGAATAATTTTAGGTGACAACCAGAGTCAAGAAGACTTCAAAAAATTTACTGAGGGGTTTTTCAATACCATGCACGATGCCCTCAAAGCTGGAGGAGTTATTTATGTCTGCACCGGATACACCTCCTACCCTCTGTTTTATTACCAGATGCTGAACTCTGGCTTTGTATTTAGTAGCGCAATTGTTTGGGTGAAACCTTCTTTCGCAGTCAGCTGGAGTGATTATAAAAAGCAGTACGAGCAGATTATGAAGGGTAAAAAAGGCAAAGGTAAAACCAAAGCTGAGGGCATTATTTACGGCTGGAAGCAGGGAGAAAAACACGTATTCACTGGCGAGACAAACGAAAGCGATGTCTGGAATATGCCCAGAAAAGCAGTGACTGAAATGGTTCACCCAACCGAAAAACCAGAGTGGCTGATTATGAAAGCAATCAAAGGCGGCAGTCGATTCGGAAACGTTGTCCTAGATCTCTTCGGAGGCTCCGGCAGTACCCTGATGGCTGCTCACAAAACAGGCAGAATCGCCTTCCTCATGGAGCGGGATGAAAAGTTCTGTGACCTAATTAGAAAACGCACCCAGCGATTAAAACTAAAAGGCTATGAAAACCAAGAAAGATAAAACAACCAAAATCATAACGACTAAGTTGCCAGGAGAAACCGAGCAGCAGTATTTGGCATGGCTTTTATATTGTGAAGCCGGAAGCATTAGAAGGCTTCTGCATGTGTGGACAGGATTACGGCAAGGTGTCGGTGAAATGTCGGCGGATTTTGTAGAAAAGTTGGGCAAACCACCAGTAGTTCGTACCTTAGACAGATGGAGTAAAAACTTCCAATGGGTGAAGCGCACTGAGCTAAAGCTGGAAGAAGATCTTCTTGCGCTTCGCAATGAAACCAAACGAATTGCGACAAGCCGAACACACAAAATTGCAGAGGCGTTCAAACGCTCAATTGAACTCAAGCTGAAACAGCTCAAAAAGGGCGAAGGTGTCTCTGCAAGCGATGTCAAAGCCATGTGGGAAATGTTCAGAACTGAACTAGGGCTCTCCACCGGAAAAACAGAAGTTGCCCACACCATTAACGAAGAAGACCAAAAACCACCGACTCCGGAAGAACAAGCTCTAGGTAAGGAAATTGATCAGGCAGTAAAGAACTTCTATGACAGACAACGAAATACAACAAAAAAATAGCATATTGTTCTGGATTACCGAGAACAAGATTAAAAATGAAAACGGCGATCCAATCGAGTTTAAAGATCACCGCTTTATGTTGGATATTTATTCCGACTGGTCTTTGGTACAGGTAATCCGCAAAGGGTCCCAAATCGGAGCCAGCACGATGGAAATCTTACGAGCTTTCCACGCAGCAAGGTTCTGGGGCATTAATCAGATTTATACCCTGCCGACTGTAGATGATGTCTCAGAATTTGTTAAAAGCAAAGTGAACCGTCTGGTTAAAGTAAACACCTGCATCCTAGAAGGAGTGAGCGGCAAAGACGTGGACTCGATAGAACAAAAGCAAATCGGCAAATCATTCCTCTTCTTCAAGGGAACCTACACTGAAAAAGAAGCTATCATGTTGACCTCTGACCGCAACATTCATGACGAGCTGGACAAATCAAAGCCAGAAGTAGTAAGAGACTATACCTCCCGTATGGGTTACTCGAAAATTAGGAGCCAGCATTTTTTCTCCACACCCACTACCCCAGACTTCGGTGTAGACAAAATATTTGAGCAATCCGACCAAAAGCACTGGAGATTTAACTGCCCTCACTGTAGTTTCCGCCAACACATGGAATGGGAGAAAAACGTTGATGAAGAACGAGGTATTTATGTCTGCCAGCAATGTAAAAAAGAGATATTCCCAAGCCATATAAACGACTATGGAAGTTGGGAGGCTCGCTTCCCAGGAAGACCCATTTCCGGATACTGGATTAGTCAAATGCACTGTCCCTGGAAGACTGCAGCCAATTTAATACAGGAACGAAAAGATGCTGATGACGACACTTACTTCTTCAACTTTGTACTAGGGCTACCATATGAAGATTCCAGCCAGCCTCTTTATTCGCAACGTAACAGAAATCAAAGTCGATACGTCAAACGAGTATAACGTCATGGGTATTGACACAGGAATGGGAACCGGTAAGGGCAACCATGTCATGATCGGTAATAAGAAAGGCATTTTCTGGATAGGCATCCTTCAAGATCACGAAGGACAGGATCGCTGGCAACAAACATCTGACCTGATTAAGTTTTTTGATGTCAGAGTGGTAGTCATAGACGGACAACCATATACCACTGAAGCATTTGATTTGGCTAAAGAATTTCCTTACAGAGTTTATCTCAGCTGGTTTAAAGACGATCCTAAGATGCTCGAGGTAATCCGATTCTTTGACGAAAAAGAAAATAAGGATGCGGCTTTCGAAGATGAAGTAAAAGTTTTCTCTTCCAGAACCAGAATTATGGACGACACGATATCAGCTCTAAGGCGCGGTGACATTAAGTTTGCAGTACCGGCTAGTAATCCGGCTTTCAAGCTCCTCATCACTCATGCTCAAACTATGTACGCAAGAACAGTTACCGATAAGTTCGGTCAGGCAAAGCGAGAGTGGGCCAACACCGGACCAAATGATTTCTGGCTGTCACTTATTTATTGGCATATAGCCATGAGAAAAAGACTGAAATATGAACCAAATAAATAAACCAACCATTTCCACCATCGCTGTTACGCCGGCAGAAGCCAAGATCATTGAGGACATCCGAGCAGTTAAATTCGGCAAGGTTGAAGTGTTTATACAAAATGGCAAACCTTACCGCAAGGAAATTACCGAACAGCAAAGAATCGACCCTACAGAAGGCGGTAGTGCCGGAGAAACACCCAAAAAACAAAGCGATGTCGAACTTTAACAAAAAAGTTTGACTTCTTGAGGTGTTTGATGATAATTGCTTGTTGCATGAACAAAAACCCCTTAAAAAAGATTGAAAACTATGTCGACCCTAAGCTGGAAAAACGGCTAGCCTACTTCTTCGGTGTAATGTATGTCATCGTGATCGCTCTATTAGCAGTTAAGGGGATTCTATGGCTACTAAGATAACAAAAGAAAATTTCCAGGCATATTTAAAAGTACAAAACTCCGGCAAGACCAATATGTTTGATTTAAGGAATGTTGTGAAGCTATCCGGTCTCTCGAGAGAAAAGATCTTGGAAATAATGACTAACTATCGTAAGTACAAAAAAAGATGGGAGGTGATAGAAACATGAAGCAAAAACCAGACAGTGATGAGGAACAAAAAATTAAATATCTGATCTATAGGAAACTCGACAGAGCACAAGCATTGGTTAACGAAATTAAAGAGTTGATGAAGAAAATTAACTTAGTACCCTCGAACGAACAATAAACTTCGACCTATTCCCCGGAACTCGGCTATAATTGTGTAAGAAAGCGAAAATGTTACTTTTCCCAACTCATCCGTTTACTTAAGTAGAAGGGTGGGACAGGACAAATAAAACAAAATGAAACCACCTTTTGAAGATGTAGTCAGAGACTACATCAGATTAGTTTATTTTTTTGCTAAAAAGTCCTTGTCCCAACAAGACGACATCGATGATGCTGTCCAGGAGACATTTTTGAAAGCTATGAAAGCATACAAGGATTTTAAATTCAAAAGTAACGGTGAGCTTAAAAGCTGGCTACTTGTCATTTGCCGTCATGTAATAACGGATATGTTTAGGGCAAATAAGAACAATATCTCAATAGAGCAGAATAATATTGAGCTTTTTGAAGACAGTGACGTGGAGGTACTCCTGGAGGCAAAAATTACCCATGAAGAAGACGTTAAGAAGGTCACATCAGCATTAAAAATGCTTAAGCCCGCAGAACAGGAAATTATAAGACTTCGCATTAATGAAGAAATGCCTTTTTGCGATATAGCAACCGCTCTCGATTCGAAAGAACCAGCCATTAAAATGCGTTTTTACAGGGCAATAGTTAAGCTTAAAGAATCATTACTATGAAATTACGTAACATTATTCGATCATTTTTCCTCCAAGAAAGTAAAAAAGAATTCAAGCACATTAGTGCCTTGGAAAATCAAATCTTAGCCCGAGTAAGGGAAGAACAGAGGTTGGAAGAAGAATTAGATAAATCATTTTCTCCGGCACCAAAACCTTTCTGGACATTCCGCTTTCCTCTAGCTTTTGCGACTGTTGCCCTCTTGCTCTTCTTTGTCGGTATCCTGAGTACTCAGTCTCAGGTCGCAGCAAAGGGTTCAATTATTGATGCTTTAATTAGCTTAAGAAACGCCCTCCAACAGGAACTGACTAATCTTCTGACAACAGATCCATCGTATAGAGATAAAAATAGCCAGAAATACAAACAGGCCCAACAGGAGTGGTGTTCTGTGAGTGCGAGACCGGCTGAGGAACAGGAAAAATCTGTAGCAGCTGTCAGAGAGTTTCTTGACAGGCCGGATGCCAACGTCACTTATGAGTGCATCCGGAATCCCAATAAAAACGAAGATGAACAACTAAGAGTTGAAAGCTATACTGTCGACTTCGATCGGTTCATTATCGATACCAAAACTAACCTGATAGTGGAAATGTCACCTAAAGAAGGCAGTTGGGGAACAAACAAAGATGGTTCCCGCTGGTTTAGTCCTCAGAAAGACTACGATTACACACCACGCTATACCATGTCTGAAGCAGAAGTTCTGGCGCGCGAGTTCATTCAGGATCACCAGAAAGCGATCGGGAAAATAGATCTCAGCAAGCTAACGCCTGAGGCAGGAAGCAAAGGCGATAATGAACAAAACACTAACTTTTTCTTCACTTGGAAGGGTGAGCGAAAAAAGAGAGAGCTTGATCACCCCTACACGACCTGCAGAGCAGATATAAAGAAAGAAGATGCTACCAGTTTTGAGAACGGAATGCCCTGCATTACAGTCAAAGAAGAGTTCTTTACGCCTCAGCTTTCCATTACTTTTACCCAGAGCGGGCAATTGGTTAGCTTTATCAACGAGTTAGGCGACTGATTTCACCCTTAAAGTAAGCCAAATAAGAGAAGTATGGATATTCCGATAATTACCGGTATACTTGAGGCGATAAGAGTAAATGACGCGTATGAAACACCTAAAACTTATTATCACAGCAATCGTTCTGACGATACTGCTAGGGTTGGCTTTTTTGGCAACAGGAGCACCCGAGAAACAAGCCGATATCAAAGTCTTCACTGTCAGTAAAGTAAACCAGAACCAGACTACACAGAGGCTTGTGGAAGGCGGATATATCAAATCCTCATGGGTTCTACCAGTTGCACGCTTAATGACTTTACGGTTTGGATTGATAGAGCCAGGAGGATACAAAATTTCCAAGAGCATGAATGCCAGAGAATTGATTGTGATCCTAACTTCAGAGCCTCAACTTAAATGGATTACCTTCCCTGAAGGGTTGAGAAAAGAAGAAATCGGGGAACGTCTTGCAAAACAACTCCACTGGACTGACGAGGAACTGGAAAAATGGAATAGTACTTACACAGCCATGCAGTATGACTACCGTGAAGGAGTTTACTTCCCCGACACCTACCTTATACCGCTCGATGAAAATGGGCTTGATACCGCTCAAAAGATGATTAACCGCTTTAACGAAAAGTTTCAAGGCTATCCAGAAAAATTTGCGGCAAAAGATATCAAGTGGACAACCGCACTGACGCTCGCCTCAATCATCCAGCGTGAGGCGGCAGGTGCCCATGATATGCCCCTTATTGCCGGCATCCTCTGGAATAGACTCGATCAAAACAAGCAACTCGAAATCGATGCAACAGTGCAGTATGCCAGGGGAAAAACAGAGGCAGGGTGGTGGTCACCAATTAAGGGTAGTGAAACCAGAAGCCTGGAGTCACCATTTAATACTTATCTCAATAAAGGCTTACCGCCGCATCCAATCTCCAACCCGGGAATGGATGCTATTGATGCGGTGCTCAAACCCGAAGAAACAGACTGCCTTTACTACCTCCACGACAGCGAGGGAGTAATCCATTGCAGCACATCATTCGCAGAACACGAGTTAAATATAGACCGATATCTCCGCTGATTCACCTCTTTTAGGGTCTCCTAATCACCAGTAATAAACAGAGCTTGACATTTAGAAAATGTTCTGTAATCATTGAAGTATGAGAAGTAAGAATAGTATGAATATACTTACACCACTTCCGCTTCTTAATTATCAAATAACGACATCGTGTATTCAGTTTCGACCATTTCCCCTTCCTTTGCAAACCCAGGTTAACAGCGAAATCCGGGTTTTTTTATAACAAAAGCTGTAGAAAGGAGGTGAAAAAACAAAAAGCTATGAAGGTACACAATCAAATTTCCAAAAAGTTTCTCGCAGTCCTTCCCCTACTGGCAGTCTTTGCTATCGTTGGTGTGGTTGCTTCAAAAACGACACCAGTCGGAGCGCAACAAGACCCAGTCCAGGCGAAAGTAGAAGCCTTAACCAAGAAGCTTCAGGATGCTATTGCTGGTGCCCAGCAAAACGGCGAATTCACAACCAACGAGTTTGGTGAAAGAGTCTACGCCGGAGCAACAGCAGAGCGAATGAAAAAACTCCATAATGATGTATCGAATGAAATCCGGGACTTGCAAGCGCGTCCGGAAGCAGAGAGAGCTGTAACGATCAACAGGATCAATGATTGGAACGATCGTTTCCTCTATAAAGTTTCTGACCAACCAAGGCAAGAAGTGCAATATGCACGAAAAATCGGAGGCATTCAGAACTTCAAGAAAGATGGGGTTGAGGTCTACTTCTCACAAGACTATGCGTATCAGGTAGATGTGGCAACCGGAAAAGTCCTTGATGCATACATTCGGCCCAAAGAAGTTGGCGAGCCAAAAGAGTTCATGGATATGACTCCCCGCTATGACGCTGCTCAGTTAGAGCAAATGGCCAAAGATGTTATTGCCGCTCAGGACTTGGGTGTCGATCTCGACAAACTTGAACTCGAAAGAGGTCAAAAAGTCGGTACGTATTTCTTTACCTGGCATGGAGAAGGCGGTAAGTCCCTGCAAGTGGCATTTACTCAAGGTGGACAACTGATTGGCTATACCAACGCAGGCTTTTTTGACAATCTATGAAAAACTTAAATAACTTTTCTAAATTGTTTCTAAGCTTGGCAATGGTAGTCGGTGTCCTATTTGGTGCTGTCCAAGGGGTCTCTGCATATAACGAAAGAACAATCATATGTTCCGGCGGTGCCTACTTTGATAAGTATGGCCCCAGTCAGTACTGGTATGAACACGGAAACCAAGGCTGGTGTCATAATCCAAACAACTGGTGTGAGAACGGACAATGCTCAAATCAGTCGCCTTATAACGGTGCTCCGTATAGTATGTGGAAGACATACTCTGGTTGTTCTCTGAGTAATTATGCGAGATGGAATATGGGTAACATTGCCCAGTGGAGTTACTGGTATACGTTTATACCAAGCAACTACGCGACTACGACAAATGCCCCATATCAGATTACCTATAACGGCGGAAGCGGCTACAGCTTCTCGATCAATCAGAATGCTTACTATAATCGGTGGATCTCGTTGCCTACAACGAGTAATTACTACCAGATTATGAACACCTGGTTGACCGATGTAACTTGTGAGGGTTCTACCACACAAGTCGGTTTCGATGAAACTGAGATCTGTAAAGAAGCCAATTCGTCGAGCGCCTATTGTCCAGGTAGCCATAATCCTTAAGCCAAGGACGAGGCAAGGAATCTAGCTCTGAAAGGGGCTAGATTTCCTGTTGGTAGGAGTAAAAAGTAAGTAAAGTAAGAATAATTTGACTTTGCATAACTTCCTGGAGATAATGTTTATACGTACAGACAAATATGAAGAAAATCCAGAAAACGACCGCAAAAAATGCTCTCATCTACGCACTGGCTCTTCTCCTCGTAGGAGTCATATCCTTCCAAATCTTCAGACCGAGAGTTGACCAATCCCAATTTCAACCCATTGATAAGAGCACCTGGGAAGGTCGTACAGTTGCAGATTACTTCGTAGATAAGCTCCGCATGACACCGGAAGAAGCTCAGGACTCGGAAAAACTAGGTGCAAGTTTCTATGTGACGGAGAACATGACTATTGATGCCCTAATCAGTAACCTCGCCTACTACGGATTTGTACGCGATGGGAACGCCCTCAGATACGCTTTAGAAAACTCAGAAGACACCAACCCAGGGAAAGAGAACGCTCTAAAGATAGGAAAAAACACAATTGACCGGGGAGTATACGGTTTAGGAACACAAATGACCGCTTGGGAGATAGCTCGAATCCTCCTAAACTATCCCCAGGAAGTAAAAACAGACTACAGTTACATGTTTATGCCGGGCGGTCCCTATATGGGCGAGCCACAAGGAAGACCAACAAAATGAAAATACGACCACTCACTGTTGCTGCAATCTTAATAATCGCTTTTGGAGGTATTTACCTTTACTTCCAGAGAAAGCCTTCTCCCCCGACCAACGAATCAATCACTCTCCAGGAAAATAAGCCGACAAATATACCAGAGCCCTCACCAAACAGAGCATTGAAAGAGGGCGAAAAGCTTGTGGGTTCAATGGGTTTATATGTTACAGTTCCAGAGGGAATGAACTTCAGGCAGGATCCGGCGACAGAACATGCTGTTAATTTCTATATCGAATCAGGACCTCAGGAGAAGCCTACCTACCAGTTTTATGCGGTTTACCAACCCAACACGAACATGGCTGAAAAAGGACTGGAACAGGCAAAGAAGGAAATGAACCCCAAAACGATTCAGGAGGCGGTTGTAAGCGGCTACAAAGGCGTTGAAGGGCTTGTTACAGGGCCAAAAGGAAGATACCACACACTGGTGATTAAGGATGACAAACTTATCTCATTTTCCACCTATCCGCCAACTGAGGAGAACAAAGCAATCACTGACCAGATCTTATCGACCGTGAGTTTTCAGTAATAGAATTACTTCATTTTTTACGATAAAGTGCGATACTTGCCTGATCAATTTTGTGTATTTAAGAGAAAAACGAGCCCAAAACTCAAGAGGGTATGGATCTCGGCGAGAAAATTGTTTACAATGTTTATAGACTATGAATCAGTACTTTATACATGATGCACGTACTATTGATAACATCCCTCTTAAATCGAAGGTTGACCTTATCGTAACCTCTCCACCCTATTTTGATATGAAGGACTACGGTTCAGATAATCAGATTGGATTTGGCCAAACATATGAGCGATATCTTGAAGACATCGGAGTCGTTTTTAACAAGTGCTCTCTTATATCTAAGGAAACAGCAAGTCTGTGGGTGGTAGTAGATATATTGAAAAAAGACGGGGAAATAAAACTACTACCATTCGATATGGCCCAAAGTATACAAAAAGCAGGCTGGAAATTGAGAGACATCATTATCTGGCAGAAGGATAAAACTATTCCTTACACACATAATGGTGAAATGAGAAATATTTTTGAGTATGTGCTTTACTTCACTAAGACATCAGACTTCAAATACTACAGGGAAAGAATAACTTCAATTAACGATCTCAAAGAGTGGTGGCAGCGTTATCCGGAAAGATATAGTACAAATGGCAAGTCTCCAACGAATGTTTGGGATTTTCCAATTCCACTACAGGGAAGTTGGGGCAAAAGATACATCAAACATTTTTGCCCGCTACCTGAAAAACTTATCGAAAGGATAATTCATCTCTCCTCCGACGTGAATGATGTTGTTCTGGATCCATTTGCCGGTACTGGAGCAGTCCTCTCAGCCGCCTACAGATTAAGAAGACAATATATCGGTTCAGACTTGAACAGCTCTTTTCGACAAATGTTTCTCAATTATGTCAAGAACGTTAAACCAATAGAGGTCGGTAAACTCTATGAGAATCAAGAGCTTAAAAAATACTCCCGGGTTATTGAGAAACTAAGAATGCTTAAATTCGCAAAAAAGCTTTATCTCGAGTATAAGAAGAAAAATCCAGAAGACAACTCTGTTTTAAGCATAGTTGCGATTCCAATCCACACAAAGACGAGTGACCTTCCAAAGAATAAGATTGTTTCTTGTTCTTACACATTTGTATCTACGAAAAGAACATTGCCTCGAATTGAGACACTAAACGAACTTGTAGAAAAAAAACCTCTATCAAAATTTGGTATCCATCCAGAAATAAAGGTTCTTAACGCAGAAGACACCATTAAGGTTATGAGAAAAACAGGTAAATCTCAATACTGGAGATATGATAATGGAATTGTGTATCGAAGCGGTGAGCCTGCAGGAAAACTCAAGGAAGAAATGCTATCTGAAGGCCAAAACAAAAAATTCCCACCCATCTTTGCATCGATTAATATTGAAAAGGAGGAACTGGATCTGGTGATTTAGGCTTATTTGTAACAATTTGTGCTAGACTAGGAGTATTTTAAAGACTGAAATTGCTTACTAATAAGTAAAGTCTTATAAAACACGAGCTACAAATGGCATATAAATGGATATCACAGCTACCATACCGACCCGATGGGCTATTTAAAAAATTGGCAAGTCC